TCAAGAAACCTTGTTAAATCCAAGGCCCGAGGTTGACCCACCGTCTAACAAGCAGACGTTTAAATTTCTGCTTGATAAGGCGTCGGAGATTTACTTTGTTTCCAAAGGACATCTCCACACTGCGTGCCTTCAGTCTTGCAAGCAAGACTGGATGGTCGTCGGATAGATATACTTTTGGTATATCAGCTAGGAACCTCGTTAAGTATCCTTCGATACCGTAACGAGCACGAGATGGATTTGCTTCATCGAGATTAACGATGAAGCCGCCATCCCCATATCCCTCAGATATAAGACAAGGTTTTCCTATCTTACGTCTAAGGTACCGCCAACAGCTATAGAACCGAGAATCACAAGCTGTAAAACCTTGAAGCTTGGAGACTCTTCTTACACTGTTAGCGGTGTGATATATCCTAGACTCTCCTATGACTTTCTCCAAAAGGTAGAAAGGCTTGCAGTCGAGTCCGTTATACCAATGCGCTCCACAACTTTCCCGAAAATAACCAGTTGAGAAACTCTTCTGGGAATTGACAGTAAAGCCATAGAACGCACATGTTTTAACGAACAAGGGGTAAGCCGCCCTAGGGAGGATTACATCATCTCCATAGACACTAATATCCTTTGTACTCAACTGCAATGTTGTACATACCGCAGAAGCTATACAAAAGAATAATAGCGATTCTAGCTCGAAAGTGAATCCGTTCCCCATACTGGAGAACTTTTCGTACCAGAATGGCGATTCACCAGCAACGCCAAACCTAGATCTTAACGCGTCCATAACCAGAAACCAACGGTGAGGAAGTAATTCCCTCACAGTTGCGTTTGAGACTGTGTCGCTTGCAGAAGAGAAATCGACGGTAGCAAGATTATTAGTTTTGCTACCCTCTTTCGAGAGAAGTTGATTCCTCTCCTGCGTGTTAAGATCTAAGCCAACCCAACGAAGCCGTCGACGGATCAGGGTCCCAATGCCTTTTTGAAACCAGAGATTCAAACCTGGTTCGATTGCAATGGTCCTGTCTGTCTTCGAGTTCTTGGGCACGGTAATGACTTTATTCCCTATTTGGATTTTCCTTACGGAAAGGTCCCATCTAGGATAGATGAGTGCGTAAAGCTCACCCATAAGGTCATCTAGTGGACGCGTTGTCCCGTTTTCTAAGCGGAACTTATTGACCGGACTGGTATCCACACCTTTTATAATAAGTGTGGCTCCCGGCCCCCAGTCAGAGAACTCTACCCACTCTTCAAAAGGAAATTCACCCAACACGGAATCGATTTTACGAATCACTGCGTTATGCAGTGATGCGCCAATCTCACGATTGATTGTGAGGTGGTGATAACCGCGAGTGTTTAATTCCTTACATGCTTTTTCAGCTAACCAAAACTTTTCCATCGCAACCTTCTTCTTATCGATTTTAGTCGATAAAAAAGTTGATTTTGAAAGGAATTTGGTTGCTAAATAGGCATCTCGAAAAGCACTCGGATCACAATAGTGATCTGGATTCACATCCAGCTCAACAAGTTGGCGATGTTCGTTATCACGATACATCAGCCAGCATGTTAAAGCTCGAGGGCAATTCAATGAAGACAGATAGCG